ATGTTTGACGGAATGAGTGATGACCAAGTTTACCAGACGGCCTTTGAGCTAATTCAAAAGGAAAATGACCGCGGCGCCGCGCTACTCGCCGCCATGATGACAGAGCATTGCCTTGACCTCCTTATCGAGAAGCGATTGCTACCACCTTACGGTAAAGAAAATTTCATTTCTGGCTTTAACTCCCCAATAGGAACCTTCTCATCTAAAATCGAACTGGCTTACCGCACTGGTATTATTCCCATCGGATTGGCCAAGTTATTGAATGGATTGAGAAAAATACGTAACAGCTACGCACACGAGGTAGCGGGAGATTTCGATAACCCCAAGATCGCAAGCAGAACCGAGGAAACATTTAAAACAAACCCTGACCATTACAATGACTTTATAAAGGGCTGGAGCAGCAGCATACAAGAGACTTACGACAAATATAACGTTGACCTCCTAGCTGACGCCGGAACAATAAAACTTAGAGTGCGATTCAACAACTACTTCGCACTGGTAGTAACAAATTTGAACTCCCTCACCAGGCTCAACAAGCAAATTGATAAGATTTCCTAAACCTAGAAATCTTAGAACCGGAAAGTACTTTCACTTGTTCAGGCTCAATCATGCGCCCTCGCAAGAAAGCCCCGCTATTCGGGCTCGGTCATACGCTGCTGCCAGCTCTCCCGCTCGAGCATCAGCCCGTGCGAGCACATAAGAAGGCATCATGGCGGCGAGGGTGTCTGCCTAGCATCTGGTGATAGCATCCGTACAAATGGCAGAATGCTATCCGTGCAACCTAAGCAGCCATGGAGTCACAACATGCTCGCAGCTGATTTTTTTGAAACCGCATACCGTGAACTGGCCAGTCGATATGCGGGCCTAACGAGGGATGTATATCTTGTGCCGCCTGAGAAGATGAATGAGGGCACCGATCTTCTGAACCTATGCGGGGTTCACTACGACGAAAAGCTTTACTTCAACGACGAAACTGCTGATTTGAAAAGTTATGGCATGGAGCAAGCGGGTGGGCTCACCATAAATTTCCTCTTAGGTGGCAGGGGGCGAAGCGCTGTATTCATCAACGAGAACTGCTTACCTCCTGATTCTCATGAAGGCGCGGTGTGGCTTTGGAGATACAACTCCCTCCACCACGAGCTGATGCACGCTCTGGACTTCAGTAAACAAAAGAATTTCAACACTTCAAAGCGGACTATGGACCTGGTGGGCGCGGAGGTGTTTGCTGACCAAAAGACCCTGCTGCACCTCAAGAGCCTGAACTCTAACGATTTCATGAGAGTCGCGCTGCAGCAGTACGCCCGTAATGTCAAAACAATGGGGCAGAAAGGTGGGATACGGGCTGATATTTACAATCGGCTCACGAGAAAGGTGGACGAAAAATCTATCGATTACTGGGCATCAATAGAGTTCTAGTGTCCAAAGCGGCGATCAACGACACGCTGACGCTGCTGCCTCTAACAACTTTTCGTATCCAATCCGCTGCCGACGATCGGCCAGCAGCGCCCGCACCTTCACTTCCAGGCTGTCGGTCTTCCTCAAGCCGGCGGCGGCCCACGGCGGAACCGCAACCTCCGGCGCCCGGCACGGAACCTGCACCGGCACCTCGACACGCACGTACTGGACCGGCGGCTCAACCTTTCCCGCGCAGGCGGCCAGCATCAGAACCACTAAAGCCAAAACGGCGCCAGTTTGCGTTTTTGCGCAAGTTGGCAAGTTCATAGGCCCAGCTCCTTGTCGATGATCGAGGTGGCGGCCGCGCACTGGTCGCCACCGGTGCGCTCCTGTTGCAGCCGATTCGCCGCAGCGAAGTCGCCCTGGGCGCTGGCCGCAGCCTCGTCCACGGCCTGCTTCGCCCTGGCCTGGCGCTCGTTCGCGGCCAGAGTCAGGGCGCCCAGGGCCTTGCCCTGCTCCTGCGCCAGGCCGGCCAAGTTGTCCCGAGCAGCGGCGCATTGCGTGGCCAGGTCCTGCTGATCGTCCAGCAGCGGCCGGAAATGTTGGGTAGTGGCCCAGGTGCCGAAGGCCATGCCGAGCACGATCAGCAGGCCGGCGCCAGTGAGGCGCAGCGCCCAGGCCGTCACGCCAGCGCCCTCCGCACGCCCTCATCGATGACTGCGCCCTTGTACGGGTTGCCGCCGTTCTCGTGGATGATGATGCTCTCCACGAACATCCACAGCGTGTAGCGGTCCTTGATGTCGATCGGGTCGGTGGGGCGAACGCCCAGGCGCTTGGCCACAGCAGCGGCATAAGCCTGGGTGTCGTTCTCGTTGCTTGGCGCCCAGCGGTTGATGGTTTCCAGCACCGTGTCGATGCCCTTCCCGCCAACGCCGGGCATACCGTCCTTGCCGCGGTAGTTGATCAGCAGCTTGCCCAGGGCGCGGATACCATTCTCGGGCGAGTCGAAGCGGGCGAAACGCGGCTTGGCCACGCCCACCTCGACGCCCAGCTGCCCCTGCCAGGCGTTGCGGGGGTTGTAGTCGATGTTGCCGGGGTTGTTGTTGCGTACACCGCGCGCGGTGGATTGGGTCATGGGTTTTCTCCAGGCAAAAAAATACCGCCTCATGGGCGGTCGGTGGGTTCGATGCGGATCAGGCCGGCGGCGCGGGCCAGTCGATCGCGGTGGGGTAACCAGGCTGATCAGGCAAGCGGTTCAGCGCCACGCGGTAGCGCTTCCATTCTTTCAGGCGCAGGGCTTCGGCCTCGGTCGCTTCGTCCAGGTCTACGGCATCCTGCAAGGGCGCGATGGCGTCGTCAGCCACCTTGCGCAGCCTGGCCGTTTCAGCTTTGACCCCAAGCAAGTGCTCGGCGGCTTTCCGCTCAGCGATCATTTCTGCCGTGACCAGTCGCCCCCAATCAATGACCCCCATGTTCACCTCCTTGCTCCTCAGCGATTTCGCCGGACTGACCATCCACCCCCTCTCCCTCCTGGTTCTCAGGCAAAACCGGAGGCTCAGGAACGATGTCATAGGGTGGCAGCTCGACCGGCCCATCTACCACCGTAATGATCGGCTCAGGGAATCTCCGCTCATATGGGGCATTGGCTCCGTGAGGGAGGACAACAGTCAGCTCGATGCCGTATTCACCCCTCACAATGTCACCAAAGAACGATGCCGGTGTGCATGCATTTGATGGGAGAAGATCCCCAGAACGCAAATTAGAGAAGTCAAATTCTTCATTGCCAACTGTTAAAACATCACCCCGGACAGCAATGACAATATCGCCGCCATCCGCCCTCGATGGGGAAAATTTAATAAGCATCAGAACCACCTCCCGATTGCTCGCCACCGAGCTATGTATTGTTGAGTTGTAGTACGGTTCCGAATATTCAAAATAAAGTAGTTAACATCACCAGGCACACTAGAAATAACTCCATCTGCACCGGCCCAGGTACTGGCCGGTGTAGCGCTCGCAACTGGCGTGAAAGACGTATTGACAAAACTGATCGGCATTACAACGTTCGAGACCTGCGGAGTGTCTGGCCCTGTTGCTAAAGAGGGCGTGGTGAATGTGCCCCACTGCTCCAAAGTACCATCGGCCCATTTGGTGTATTGGCCATTAGCGTTAGAGCCTCGTTCAACGATCGCTCCAGTAGGCACACCACCCGACTGAGATACAGTCCCGACAGTGTTCAAACTGTGGAACAACTTGCCCCAGCCACTCCAAGTTGCAGCATTGTCGCTAGAGCCACGGACATATGCCTCCGGGCCTGTCCCGGCTGACCCGAACATCGCGAGTTGGCTGATTACGGCATTATCACGACTCATAACCAACATGCTGCCGTAAGCGGTGCTGCCTGGGTAGTTGGTTGATCCCGCGCCTGCGCCTTGGTAGAACCCGTTGTAGGAGGCGCTGTTAGCCGACCCCAGATTGAAACCAACCCGAGCCCCGAGCCCCATGAACCCAGTAGTGAGGACCTTGCCGACGGCAGTGTCACCGTTGCTCGATACTAGATCGAGCGACCTGACGTTCATGACCCAGGGTGACCAACCAGCCGACACTGTGTTGTAGGTCCGATATCCTGTGGTGACATCAGTAGTTCCTGTGCTGCAATAGTGTTGGGCTGCCGTGTCGCCAGCCCTTCCGTAGTGCATGATGAGGCCGCCGTAAGACTTGGGGATACCCAAGGCACCGGCAATCGAACCGACGATAGTGAAGAATCCTTGATCGTTTGGACCAAGAGCGTTGATCGCCGCTGCGTCTGCTAGTCCTGGCGCTTGGCCGCCGATACCCCGATCACCGGCAATTAAGAGTTCGCGCCAGAAGTTACCCGATGTCGCCGCGCTCGTAACGCCACGGATATAAGCTTTGGCGCTCGCATCACCGAGGGATATCGCGAGCTGAGCCCGACGATTGTCTGCGTAGCCGGAGTCGAATCCGACAGCGATTGCCGCAGTCGGCGGGCGATCAGGAGCACTACCGGCCCACTGTTTGAACCGAGTGCCGTACCAACTGCCGTCCGGCTCCGATGGAACCAATCCCCCAAGGCCGAAGTCACCTTTTTTCAGCAGGCGGCCAGCCGTCTGGTCTAGGGCGGAAGTCGTCACATCAAGGCTCGCGGCTGTCCCCAAAGCCAGAGCCGCACGACCTGCGGCTGCGTCAGCGGCTGCTATGAGCGCACGACCGGTGACGCCCGTGGCCAGCATGGCCAGAGTGTCAGCGCCGGTTGTGATCAACAACCGGTTGGCCAGCCACACGCTTCCAGCAATGGCCGAGAGCTTGGGGTTTGCCGGCTGGGCGCTGCCAATCCCTTGGTACAACTCCGTGAAGTTGTCGTTGGTCTTACCGAAGGCAGTTCGGGCGTCGTCGCCGTCCATGCCATCCGGCGAAGTGCCCAGTGTGATTATCTTTTGAGCCATGTGGCCTCCTGAATAGTCGTTGCGGCACGGTCAGAAAGCCGGCCCCCAGATCGCGCCGTTGTTGCACTCGAACCGCCGGTAAGTCTTGACCCGCACCGATACCGAGGGCGAGAACGACGGAGCAACGCCGGTGACCGAGACGGTGCTCTGTTCGGTCACCAGCTCGTGCTTCTTGAGCAGTTCGTCAGTCGGCCGGCACTCGTGCTTGTCGCGGTACTCCGCCCAACCGCTGGCACATCCGCCCAGGACCAGGGCGCTCACCAACATCAACAACTTATGCTTCATCAATACTCTCCGGCTTCGGGTGCCGCTCTTTCACGACCCTTATGTTTTCGTAGAATCTTTCTGCAATCGGGATTTCGCCGCGATGCATTGCATGCCACAAGTCATCAAGTTGACTTTCGATTGACGGGTACGCCGCAGCGCGCAGCGCCTCATAGTTGGACCGATGTTCGATTTTCATACATCACCTCAAAGTCAGCGTACGGCCAAAGAGAAATCGATATCCGGAACAACCCCGAACGATCAAACCACAACTCAATATCCGTACCGTCGGCCTCGTACCTCTCGCCATCGATAGTGATAGAGGCCCCTGACTTAACTCCTTTGATAACTGCCCCGTCCATATAAGCGCCCATGCTCGGGCGATCAACAATCTCTCCGCCTGCAACATAGTGCCTGTCCCAGTCGATAACGTAGCCCTGCGGAAGAACAAGTCGGTCGCGATATTCCTCAAGTTCAGAGACAGCCTTATCGCTGGTCGGGTAGTTGATGACGGAAAGGATTCGCCCCGAATCATCATGCTCAACAATGTTCAACGTTTGACCTCCATGATTGTCATCGCCCGGTTGTCTGTGTAAAGCGCAGCACTCGGACTTAGATCAGGGCTCATTTGGAAGGTAACGGTGCGGCTACCCGATGCCATGTTCAGGATCATGTTCAAGCTGATTGAGCTGGCTGGCACGCCGTTGTAAGCAGAACTTGAAGTTGATGCGCCGAGCCAACGTCCAGAAGTTACAACAACCCCGTCAATCAACAACCGCCAGTAGCCGCCTGGCCAGGAGAACGTTCCGCAGTACTGGTTCGACACGTTCATCAGGGCAGGCTGCCCCGTGCTGATGTAGGTGATGGTCGAGATGGTCGCCCAGTTCGCCGCCCCCGAAATGCCCCCGACAGATTGAACACCCGCGCTGTAATAGCTGACGGGCAATGTCACCGCCCGGCCGGCGATCTTGAGCGTGTCGACAGCCAGGTCGGCGATCTTGCCGGTGTTCACCGCCAGGTCGGCAATCTTCGCCGTGCTGACCGCTAGGTTCTGGATCTTCGCCTCGGTGATCGCCGCGTTCGCGATGTTGGCCGTACCAATCGTGCTTTCCCCGACGATCTCACTGTTGATGATCGCCTGGCCGTTTTGGAGCGCGAACACGGACTTCGGATTCCCGCCAGGCTGGTGCATGACAGCGAACAGGTCAGCCAGGAAGATGACCGTGGACTGCATCCCTTCCGGCGTGTTCTCCACGCCGATGCCCATGCCAGCACCGTAGTAGCGCCCGTTCACATCGACGCCAACCTTGATGTTGCGCGTCGCCGAGACGTTGCCTTCCAGGTCCACCACCGCGCTGGCCGTGTCCTCAACCAGCGCCTCGGTGTCCCCGACTCGTGCGGTGAGCTGCGTCACCGACGCGGCCAGGGCCTGGTCGGCGGTGGCCCGGGTCTGGGCTTCGCTGACGATCGCCGCTTCGTTGCCGTCGATGCGGGACTTCTGCGCTGTGATCTGCGCAGTCATCGCTTCGTCGGCCGTTGTGCGCGCCGTGATCTCCTGCTGCAGGCTCGCTTCGTTGTCGTCGGTCTTGGCCGACACCTTGGTGATCTGCGTGGCCAGGGCCTCGTCACCGGTCACCCTGGCATAGGCCTCCTGCTCGAATCGGGCGTTGAGGTCGTCCCCGACCTGCGCCTCGACAATATCGATGCGGCGGCTGAGCGCCATGTCGGCATTGCTGAAGGCACTGTAGATCGACCGAGCAGCGGCACGCACGCCAGAGTCGCCAGCCTTCCAGCTGGTGGCGCCGGCCATCCGTGGGAACACCTGAGTTTCGACGCCGATCACGCGGGTTGCCATGGCCTGCAGCTCGCCATCGACCTCTTCCACCCGAGTCTCTACCGCATCGACACGGATCGCCAGCGCGGTCACCAGCTCGCCGAGGGAGGCGTAGTCGCCGATGTACTCCCAGAAGGTCTCGTTCGTCACCGGCGTGCCGGCGGGGACGTCCTGCTTGGCGCGGTACAGCTTGCCGTCGCGCTTGACCAGCGACCCGGAAAGGTAGGCGTCGTTCTCGTTCCAATCCGGCGCGCCAACCACATCGGCCAGCTGCGATTGCAGCGAGTCGATCTGCCCCTGCAGCGCGGTGTCGCCCGCCGTGATTCGGTCGTTGACCGAGCCAGGGCCTTGGCCGCTGATCTTCTCGATCTCCTTCAGCAGGTCCTGGCCAAGCTGCGTCTCGGTGATCTTGCCCGTGATGTAGTCGAGGATCGCGCTGGCGTCCGCGCTGGACTGGCCGTAGATCCATTCTGTCCATGGGCCGACGTTGCCCGAGCGATCCACCAGGCGCCCGCGGAAGTAACGCACCACGGCCGAGGCCATACCGCTGTGCAGGTAGGTGGGCGTCGGGTAGGCGAACCTGCCCATTTCGACTGGGTTCTGCCCTGACGCCTCCGACGCCATCTGCAGCTCGGTGTAAGCAGTGTCCTCCGCACCAGGTGGAAAGCCCCAGGAGACGCGAATGCCGAGGATCTCGGAGTCGGTGCGAAGGAACGCCAGCGCTGGCGGCTCCCCCTCCTTGCCCTTCAGCTCGGTCAGGGCAGATGTACGCCAGGTCGAGGTGATATCGAACGCGCTGACCGAGCGTGCGCGGGCCAGGTAGGCCCCAGCGTAGATGCCCACGACATCGATCGACGCGGTACCGGTGCGAGGCACCCTCACCCAGTTGCCGCTGTCCTTGCGCCACTCGACGTCGTAGGCCACGGCCCCTTCCACGGCCGGCCAGGCGATGGTCATCGTGCTGACCGCCAGGCCCTGGGCAATCGCGTAGTCGGACGTCAGGGTCACGCTCGCCGGCGGCGGCACGGTCGTCACCGGGATGACGCTGATCGGCCGCTCCTCGAGCTTTGCCCCGGTATCGATCGCGGCGAACTTGCTCGGGTTGAACTCCAGGGCGGTGATCTCGTACTCGCCCTCGGCGGTGCGCGAGGTCTTCAGCACCCGGAACAGCTGGATGGCCAGGTCATCGGCATCGATCGCCCACTGCAGCTCGGGCTCCGGCTGCACGCTGTAGGCCGTGGTCACGGTCACGGCACGACCGGCAACCGACTGCACGGTGCGGCCCTGGGCGCTGCCGTTGGGCAGGTTGATGATCAGCCGGTCGCCGGCCTTGATCTGCGTGTCACGGTCCAGGGTCACGACCTTGCCGGCCGCCGCAGCGATCCGGCCGCCATTGGGCCGACCAGACAGCAGCTCATCGGCCACCGGGATGACATGGCCAGGCAGCGGAATGCGCCCCTCCATGCCGGTCTTGAAAGTGACGGTGCGGTCCTGGTTGTTGCTCAGCAGCGCCCACTTCCCGCGGCGCTGGGCCTCGCTGGCCCTGGTGCAACCGATGGCCGAGATCTCGATGGGCCGATCCTGGTACCGACGCTGCAGGGCCAGGTCGGTAACCGGAATGACATCGGTGTCGTAGTTGTTGGCCGGGTTGTCGTAGCTGACGACTGCGCGGCTGTAATGGGTGTTGCGCTCGGCCCCGCCGTAGGTGAACTCGCCGTCGATGACGTTCGCCCGGGTGAACACGTAGTCGAAGTCCTGCGCCCTGGGCATGTCGGCCTGCATGAACAGCGCGCCCTGCGCCCAGTACACCATGCCGCGGTAGATGGCCGACAGGTCGCGCAGCAGCGTCCAGGCCTCGGCCTTGCCCTGCAGGTTCATGTCGCACAGGAACCGCGGCTCTTGGCCCCCTACCCCGTCCGGCACCAGCTGGTCGCAGTACTGGGCGATGCGGTACATCTCCCACTTGTCGACCATCCAGGGCTTGATGCGCTTGCCCAGGCCGAACCGGTCCTCGACGCACAGGCCATAGGTGACGAAGGCCGGGTTGTTGGTCCAGGCCTGCTTGAAGGTACCGTCCCAGGTGCCGGTGTAGGTGCGGGCGATCGGGTCGTAGTTGGTCGGTACCGGCCAGCGCCGGGCTTTGCACTTCACGGTCACCGACGGGATGTTCTGGAACTGCTCGGCGTCGAACTCGATGTAGAGCAGCGCGGTGTTTGGGTACCGCAGCTTCTGGTCGATGATCTCGGTGTA